TATTGAGGTTGCATTGAGGAATATGGCAGAGGGAGCGGCGAATCGGTTGCCTATGTTTGTGGCGATCTATTGCCGGGAGGAGAAGAAGGAGTACGATGAGAAGGAAACAATGGAGAGGGCGAAACTTTTCAATGATCTTCCTATGGAAGAGGTTTGGAGGGTTTTTTTTTGCATTTACAGGCAACTTGGAAAATATCAGAATTATATCCGAGAGTATTCAAAAAGAGCGGAAGAAGTTCTACCGGGGCGATTAAGGAGTCTGGTTTAGCGGATTTTGGTTGGAGAGGAATGTTGTATGAAGTGGCGCAGGATGGAGGATGCGGAAGGATTGGAGAAGTGGAGAAAATGAACCTTTATGAGTTTATCAATTATTTAAGTTTTCTACGTGCCCAAAATAGATACAGCGAACTTACGAAACCTAAAACAAAGTAAGGAGAAGTTGGAAGCAGAGATTGAATTGTTGATTCATTTGAAAAGGGCGTTGTGTGTTCGTGAATTGACGAATGAAGGAAGGGCGTATGTGAATAAGTTAATTAATCAGAAGAGACATGACGTTAGAACAATTGAGAGTAAAATTAGTAGCGGCGAAAACGTTGGCCATTGAACAGGTGGTTTTCGATTATTCGAGTTATATGAATCACGGATCCAAAGTGTACCCGTTGGCGTTATGGGATTTTGACAACATCGAAGGGGTGCAGATGATCGGAGGGAATGGTGAAAAGACGATGGCGATAAATTGTTGGGTGATCAATGTGGTATCGCCGGAGGATGATGTGGAGAACAGGCATACGGCGTGGGACACAATTGAGACGGCAATGAAGGCATATCTTTTGGCAGTGAACGCAGTAGATGACTTGACGATTGAAAATCTGAGGGAAATGCCGTATGAATATTTTCCCGCAGGATTGTTGAGTTTGGAAAGGGAGATGGCGGTAAGGTATCGGGTTGAGTTGAAATTATGGTGCTGACGGATAAGAACATAGAGCCAATCAAGGTGATTCTGAAGAAGGAATTGTTGGAGGAGTGGAAGAGACAGGGCCATTTTGAGAGTGGAAAGATTGTTGAGGAATTGGATTTTTTGATTGAAAGGGAATTTGGAAGAACGAGTATTGTGGGGTTGATGTACCCGTATGGGACGTATCAGGATGCGGGGGTGAGTGCGGAGAATATACCATTTTCACCGGGATCGGGAGCGAAGAAATCGAAGTACATTGATGCGTTGATTGGGTTTGTGCAGAGAAGGATGGCGGTAGCGGATTTGAAGGAGGCGAAGAGTGTGGCGTTTGCGATAGCACATACACAGAAGAAGGAAGGGATGCCAACGAGAGGGGCGCTGAGTTATTCATCCACAGGAAAGAGAACAGGATGGGTTTCGGAAGCGATTGAGAAGGCGGGGCCGAAATTAGGAATCTATATACGGCAGTTTTATCGGGAGTTTATGACGGCGGAATTTGAGAGCGTGATAACGAAGAATATTAAAAAGATTTAAAATGGCACTAACGATATCAGTACATCCGGCAGAGGTGATAACCAATGAACCAAATTTTACCGTTGGCACGAGTTTGGTTGAGAGTGCGAGTATACAGAATTTGAGGATTAGGGCAACCATTTTCATAGGCGGGGAAGATGAACCAGTGGCGGTTTTTGAACAGCCGGATGGATTGAATTCATGGACATTATTTGAAACATTAAATTCCTTTTGTGGGAAGTGTGATGAGGATATTGGTGTTGCGGATGTGCATATTGGCCCAACGCCGGGATCGGAGTTAGCGGCATCGTGGACGAATCAGGGATTAACAACGTTTTCGGCAAGTGGAAGGGAAATTGTTTCAGCAATTCAGGCGGCGGCAACATCGGCGTTTTGTAGATCAAATATTGATTTGGGTAATGCCCTGCCTGGTGATGTGTTTGTGATTGGATTGGAAAATGATTGGGTTGACACGGGCGTGAACAAAGCGTTGATGTACTGGAGTAATAATAGCACGATCAGCGCAGGGGATACACAGGTGTCACAGTATTGTGGGTTAAGTAGTGGGGAGTTGAAGCCGAACCATATATTCTTCGCACTGATGGATGAGGATCAATTGACGACCACCCCTTACATCGGGTTGGGAAATGCGGATGGTGAGGTGAATTTTGCCGGGACGGTTACGGTGCATAAGTTGGATATAAATTCTGGCGATCTGAAGGGTAACCCCGGGGTATATTTCAAAGTAAAATTTGAAGAGGTTTATGAGGATGTTGATTATGAAACAGATATTGGGGCGGAGGCGTTTAGTGACACGATGTTGTTTATTCCTGCGGTGGTGAGGCCGGGAGAGGATTTTGAAGATGATTTTTTGATGGATGGCAGTTCACATAATTTTTTGAGCCGACAGGGTGGTGATGTTGGGTTGTATAAGTATGGGATAGGAATGGAGGCGAGGGTGATGTGGTGTTGCGTTTCGGCATGGGTTCGAGCGGTGACCAGTGTTGATGCGGGAACGAATATTGAAAATGATATACCAAACATGGGTTGGGGTATATTGGCTATTAGTGATTCCGGGGCCAGTACTTACAACCCGGATGCGGAGGATGAGACGATTGCGTTTACGCTGTCATCGGTGGTGTATGGTGGCGGAGTATTATATTCAAGTTCCATTATTTTGAGTTGCGAGTTGAAGTGCTTTAAATCTATTAAATGCCTGAGTTTTGTGGGTGATCTGGGAGAGGAGTTTGTTTTATTCAGAGGGTTGTATTCAGAGAGAGGGTTGGCGGATAAATCATTTTACAAGGATGTGAATGGAATGAGTAGGGTATTGAGGGCGACTAAGAAGTTGAGAATGAAGTTGAGGACATTGGTTGAGGACGGTGGGGTGAGATGGTTGTTGCATCAATTGACATATACAGAAAAGAATGTTTGGTTGTTCAATCTGGCGGAGCCGACAGGGTTTAAGGAGGTAACGGTTTTGGATAAGGAGGCGACAATTTATGACAGGAATGAATTGATTGAAGAGGAAATTGAAATCGAATATTATGAGTAAAACGCAACTATATCTGGGCACAAACCTTTTGGATTTTAATGGTGAGTACAATGTGAAAAGACAAGTCACGGATTTCAGGGATTTGGCATTGGGAGCGAGTAATAAATCCTACACGATTGATATACCCCTGACCAGAGTGAATAAGAAGTTATTGAAGTTGCCGTATGATGTGAGGAGTAAACAGGAGGTGTCGGATGAGGCGAGAATTGTGGCTGATGGTATTGAGTTGATAAAAGGGAAGTTTCGGTTGTTGACAATAAATGAATCGGCGGCGAGAGGGATTATTGAGGCTGACGATTGGATGGCTGACCTTTCCGGGTTAAATTTAAATTCCGGGACATGGGCGAGTTCGTATGAACATTTATTTACGAGTGCAAATATTGTTGCGAGTTGGTCGGCGGCGGCGGGAGCATTTTATCGCTATCCATTGATTAATTGGGGTGAGTTGTATAGTGAGGATTATGGTGCAACGGGATCGAAAGTGTACCCGTATGATTTTTACCCGATGTTTCATGTGGGATCAATTTTGGAAAAGCACCTTGCGGATGCAGGATATGTTTTGGCGGCGAATGGATTCTTTGCCAGTACGGTGGGCAATGCCATGTATATTCTGGGAAAGGCGAGAACGAATGTACAGGATTTTCTTACTGACAAAGGGTTGTCGGTTTATGTGGATGACCTACTTGACAACTATGATATTGATGCGGCGGTGGCGGCATCGGGAACGGGAGCCTGTTCGGTTACTCAGGTTATGGTTATGAATGGTGAAACGCTGGACGAGGGTGATGATTTCAGTGGGGTAACCCATGAATATGATATACCGGAGGAGGGAACGTATCGGTTGAAATCACAAATAAAAGTTTTCTCAACCTGTAATTCATCGGGATCATGGACGGCGGACATAAATATTATCACATGGTCAATACGTAAAAACGGCACTCCATTGGTGAGTTATTCGGAATCGGATTCGAGTAGCCCAACGATATTTGATACGGGGAATGTTTTTAATCTGGATACGGGATGGGTGCATTTGTTGGCTACGGATGACATTGACGTTCATGTTGCGATATCTGCGGAGGGAACGAATAACGGAGGATCACCGGACGATATGTTGTTGTATGTTATAAATGGAGCGGCGGTATCATTTCTGGAAAATACATGGGATGAAAGGAATTTGTGGCCGGGAATAGGTATGACGATTTCACCGTATACGCATTTCCCGGATATGACGTTGACATCATTAATGAAATCCATGAAGGAGATTTTTAACCTCAGGTTGTTTATGGATAAGAATAACCGGACGCTATACATTGAGGAGAGCGATGATTTTTATGGCTCATCTGTGGTGGATTGGAGTGATAAAATTGATTATTCAGAACCAATTGAATTAGAGGTGATTGCGGCGAATTACAAAGAGAACCGCAGAATGAAGTATAAAAATGACCCATCGGACAATGCTCTGGTGGCGTATATCGGGCGGTATGGTTTTCCTAATACCTATGATCATGTGTTCACGAGTGAATATATTAAACCGGGGTTGACGATCCTGACAAGCAACTTCGCTCCATGCGTACAGGGATTCATGAGTCAGATAGGGCATTACGAAAATCGGGTGCCAAGGATTTACGGAGATGGGGAATACGTGAGTGCGACCAAGAATTACCCGCAATACAGGGCCAAATCATGGGAGCCAAGGTTGCTTCTATGGGGCGGGTTATTTGCTCTAAATACAGGGAATTTCGATTACCACGATGAAATTGAAGATGCATCAGGGACCAATTATACCACGTTTCCCAAAGCAACCACATATTCGATGACCACTTCGTCCGGACATTGGTGGAAGGATTTCAGAAGGATTGAGGAGGCGAAGATATTGACCTGTACACTGAAGTTATCACCAGCCGAAATAAATAAATTTGTCACGGTGGTGGGAACGGCGGCTAACGAGGGATTCAGAGCCGCATATCAATTAAACGTTGATGGTAACCAGATGTATTTCATTTGCACGAGGATTATCACGGATGGAAGTAGGGTGAAAGCGGAGTTCATTCAAAAAATATAATCATGGCAGATAAGATTTATTCATTTCGGATTGATATTGAGGATCGGGGAAAGGTTGCGGAAGAGATTCTGAAGGTTGACCAGTCGTTGCAGAAGTTGAATGAGACGAGGAGACAGGCGAAGAAGGATTTGGATAAGGGTAAGATAAGCCAAGATCAGTACAATAAAGTATTGAAAGACACGAAGTTGAGAGAGACGGAGTTGAGGCAGGGGAAGATTCAGTTGGCGAAAGCGGATCGGAGTTTGGCTACCCAGACGATTTCAACGAAGAATTCAATGGCGGCGTTGAGGGCGGAGACGAGTTTATTGATTCAGAAGGCGAACCAGTTGAATCTGGCAACGGCGCAGGGAAGGAAGGAATTTGCCAGTATACAGAAACAGGTTGATAAGAATAAAACGGCGATCAGGAATTTTGATCGACAGATGAGTGGATCGAAAACTCTGGTGGGCGAGTATGGCAGAGGAATAGTTAGTTCGTTCAAATCAATGGCGGCGGGGTTGATTGGGTTCACGGCGTTGATCAGGGTGATGAGGGATTTGACGAAGGTGACGGGTGAGTTCGATACGGCAACGGCGAAGTTGGCGAGTGTGACATTGAGTACGAGGGAGGAGATAAGTGAGTTGACGGATCAGGCGGAGAGGTTGGGTGCAACGACCATCTTCACGGCGGCACAGGTAACGGACTTGCAGATCAGTTTGGCTAAGTTGGGATTCACGGCAGAAGAGATTCAACAGAGTACGGCGGCGGTGGTTGATTTCGCCACGGCAACAGGGGCCGATCTGGGACAGGCGGCGAAGGTAGCGGGTGTGGCGATTAGAGCGTTTGGATTGGATGCTTTGGAGGCGGAGGCAACGGTGGCGAGTCTGGCGATTGGCACAACGAAATCGGCATTGGCGTTTGAGGATTATGAAACGATATTATCCACAACGGGATCGGTGGCGAGAGCGTATGGATTTACATTGGAGGATACGATTGCGTTAACAGGTCGGTTGAGGGACGCAGGATTTGATGCGAGTAAGGCGGCAACGGCAACGAGAAATATTCTTTTGAATCTGGCGGATGCGAATGGAGCGTTGGCACAGAAGTTGGGAGGATCGGTTGGAACGTTGGATGAGATGATTGATGCGTTGGTTGATCTGGACGAGAGAGGGATAGGGTTGAATGAGACATTGGAGTTGACAGATAAAAGATCAGTTGCGGCATTTTCTCAATTCCTGCAGGGTGCGGAGAGCGTGAGGGAGTTAAAGGATCAGGTGACGGACACCACGGATCAGTTGGAGGAGATGGTGGATTTGCAGTTGGATTCATTTGCGGGTGATGTGAAAGCGTTGCAGTCGGCTTGGCAGGGATTCATTTTGAGCCTTCAGGCATCGGGAGCGTTAAGGGAGGTAACACAGTTTTTGAAGGATGCTGTTTTACAGGTTTCAAACCTTGATCTGGCGTTTACGAAATTTCATAAGCAGACGGGACAGCAGATAGAGGAATCATTTAACCTTCTGAGTTCATTGAGTAATAAGCAGGGACAGGAGTTTCAAGCGGTGATAGCGGAATTGGATAAGATTGATTTTGCGAAATTGAGTTTAGACCCGGAGGATTATGCGGCACAGTTTGCCGAGATTAGGAATGTGAATAAGAAGGAGAGTGTTGCGTTGGCGAAGGAGTATATCAGGCAGAGGCATGAGACGAATAGGGAGGATATTGAAATAAATTTGGCAACGGAGAGAAGGAAGGCCGAGGATGCGGTGGATATTGTGAAGAGAAGAGAAGCGGATAAGGAGAAAGCGGCGGCGGAGGCAAGAGAGAAACAGGCGAAGGCCGATCTGAAAGCGGCGGAGAAGTTGGCGAAGGAAAAAGCGGCGGCGGAGAAGAAAGCGACTGAGGAAGCGGCGAGAGAGATAGCGAGATTCAAGATAGAGGTTGAAAGGGAAGTGGCGAAGGCGTTGGAGAGAAGTACGGGTGGAGTATTGAAGCAGGAGGAGACGATTGCGGATCAGAGGATTGATTTATTGAAGCAGCAGTTGGATGCGGTGAAGTTGTTGACGGCAGATAGTGAAGAGGAGCGGATTGCACAGTTGGAGAAAACATTGGTGTTGGAGGGTGAGATAAGGAGGGCTGAGTTTGCGAAGGATCAGGTGGCGAGGGATTTATTATTGGAACAGGCGAAGAGTGATTACAATGATCTGGAAACCACGTTGAGGGGGTTAAAGGATCGGTTGGCGAGTGGTGAGATTACGAAGGAGTTTTTTAATAGCCAACAGGAGATTATTGAAGCGAGTCAGGAGAATATAATGCAGACGCAGGAAATTCTCAATGAGCAGACGAAGTTGGCGAATGAGGAATTGGAAAATGATCTGACAGCACAGAAGGTTAAGGGAGCGCAGGAAAGGGCGGGGATTGAGAAGAAAACCCAGAAGGAGATATTGGATGAGGTTGATAAGGGATTACAGGTTGCGAGTAAATTGACGACTCAATTTTCTGATCTATTCGAGGCCCAGAAACAGAAGGAGTTGAGTGCGGCAGGAGATAATGCGGCGAAGAGGGAGGAGATTGAAAAGAAATATGCACGTAGACAACAGGCGGTTTCAGTGACACAGGCATTGATCAATGTGGCGCAGGGTATAACGAAGGCGATTGCACAGGGTGGTATATTAGGGATTATCACGGGGGGGATTGTGAGTGCAGCAGGGTTGTTACAGGTTCAGTCAATTCGTGCGGCGAAATTCGAGGAAGGCGGAAAGGTTCAATCAGGAAGTGAGTTGCCGGGATTTTCCAAATCGGGAGATAATACATTGGCATTGGTGAAGCCGGGAGAGGCGGTATTGAATCAGAGACAGCAGTTGGCGATTGGTGGGCCTGAGATATTGCGTAGGGCCGGGGTTCCGGGATTTGCAACAGGAGGAGTGGTTGGAGCGCCTGAACCGAACGTATCGGGATTGAACGGAGGATTGGATTTGGTTGGATTGATAAATTCTATCAAGGTGGTGCAGAATGTGAATGAGTTGCATGATGCAGAAAGGGAATTGGAGGTGATAAATGAAACATCAGAAATATGATAGATATTCGGGAGAGGACGAAGAATTATGTGAAGGATAATTTTAACATCACCCCGGAGACAACGGAGACGATGTTTGACATGGGATTGATCCGGGAGGATATTGCGAGGAGGGTGTTGATACGTGACGAATATCAGAGGAAATCACCGTTGAAGAAGAAGACCGAGTTAAAGATTTATTTAGGTGAAAAATGGTCTGTAAGCCTTAGCACGGTTGAGAAAATAATTACCGAAGGACATGAATTGTTTCCATAAATTTACTATCTTGCATATAGAAAATTATAACCAAGCGAGAGGGCCGCATTTTGGTTTGGCGCAATGACGATTGCAGAACAGCCGTTTGATCAACGGTGAGATGGAGGCCAGAGATACGAAAGATAAACCCCTGTCAGAAATGGCGGGGGTTTTGTTTTACGTAAAAAATTGGTGCAAATCGTACCAAAATATCATCTACTTTTACAAGTACAGAAATCCCCGCTAAACGGGTAGGCAGGGGCAGGAGCAGACTTTTACCAATTGTGGTATGATAGTATGCGACAGAGCCGGATCGGATAAATCCCTGATGCCCAATTAGTTGCAAGACGTAATAAAAGACGTAGAGGTATGGAACAAATATTGGCAGAATCACCGTGGATGACGATTGTTGATAAGGCGGATGGTGTGGTTGAGATAAATATTGAAGGGATTATTGGCGAAGGATTTTGGAGCGAGGATGAAGCGGAAGGAGCATTGAACACGAAAGAGGCAATGCGGAACGAATTGAAGGTCATCGGGCAGACGGATGCCCATACAATCATAGTAAACATAAATTCATACGGTGGGGATGTTAATCACGGCATTTCGATTTATGATATGTTGGCCCAAAACAAGGCGAAGATCATAACACGGGTGAATGGATTTACGGCGAGTATTGCTACGGTGATTGCGATGGCGGGTGACCAAAGGGAGATTTCAAGCAACTCATTATTTCTGATTCACAAACCGAGTTTATTGATGTTGGGAGGATTCAATGCGAATGATCTGGCGAAAAGGATTGAGCAGTTGGATATTGTTGACAAGAGGATTCGGGAGATTTATGTGAAGAGGGGTGCGATCAATTATATAGTTGATCGGCTGATGGAGGAGAATGATGGGAAAGGAAAGTGGCTGGATGCTGATGAGGCAAGGGAAAACCAGTTTGTTGACACGGTTTTTGAGCCTATGAAGATGGCGGCTTGTGTGAATACGCCTGAGTTATTGAATCAGTTAGGGATTGCAGAAGTACCGGAAAATTTCTTAAACAAGCAAGATATGTCAAACGAAAAGAATGTTTTACAAGGGATGTTGGATGAACTCAGGGAGTTTATTGATGGCATCATTAAGCCGAAGGCAAAGGAAGAAGGAACCGAGGGTAAAACCGAAGGGGAAGAGAAGACAGAGGAAACGATTATGGTTGCCCCGGCGGAGATCAACGCTAAACTGACAGCGATGCAGGAGGCGATTGATGCAGTTGAAATCAACGAGGCGGTTGTTGCCGAAGTTGAAACCCTCAAAGCGGAGAAGGTGGAGTTTGAAAAGACGGTCACCGATCTACAGGCAGAGAACAAGACCCAGAAGGATAAGTTGGTTGAATTGGAAGGGAAACTGACCAAGTTGAACGGCAAATCCACCAAGACGGAAGGGCCGGAAGGTCTGGAAGACCCGGACGAGGGTATGTTGACAGCAGAGCAGAAGGCGTTGAAAAACGATCTGGCATCCCTGAGAGCACAATTGACGGAAGTTCATAATTAGGAATCATTTAAGAATAATTTAAAAAGAGAAACATGGCACTATTTATCACAAGTTCGATCACTTGGGGAGGAAAGGAAAATTTGGATTATTTTCTAAAGCCTATGTTTATTGGGAAATCACCATGGGAAACCCAAGGTGTACGGGTGATTCCTAATATTCAATCCTCACAGAAACTCAATTATTTCGGGGCGGCCTCGAAGTTATTGAAGGCGTATGCAAAAGGATTTTCCGGGGCGGCGGGTACGACCTACACCCAGAGAACCATTACCACTTACCGTCTGAAGGCAGAAGCCGCAGATGATGCGTTGGAGTTCTACCAGACAGTATTTGAGCAGGGACTCAGGACAGATGATTGGAACAATCTGGACGAGACGATGCTGAAGGAAATTATCATTCAGATTTACAGAAATGCGGTTGCGAGTGATGTATACCGTAAGTTCTGGCTGGATGACCCATACAAGGAAACCGTTTCAAGTGGAACGCAGACGGGTACGGCGGATGCGGATTACAATTCCATTACTGACGGTGGGATGTGGTATAAGTTGATGGCGAATGCTTCGGCAACCCCTTCAGCGACCCAAATCTTCAGGAAAGTTGTTGCGGATGGTGCGGTTGCACAGGTTGATACCGTGACCCTGACAGGAACAGCCGGGACAGCGAATGTGACTTATGAAGGTGTTAATTATCTGGCGACCTTTGATACAGATATTGCAACGACCAGTGCGGCGTTTGTTGCCCTTCATGCGGCGGCATTGGCCCTGAGGGGTGTAACCCTGACAGGTACGACCACATTGATATTCACCGCCTCAGTAGCGGGAACGGAGCATTTACCACCTACCACGACTAACGTAACGGGTAACCTCGCTGGATCAACAGCGAACACCACAGCGAACACGGCCCCATCCGCATTGGCGGCAGGGGAGTCGGAAGATATTTTCAATGCCCTTCACGTTGGTGCGGATAAGGTTCTGAAGGCATTACCTCCACAACAGAAAGTATTGTTGGTTGCCGATCTGGTGTATGAAAATTACATGACCTACCTTGAATCATTGGGTACAGAGAGAGCACAATTACAATTGGAGAATGGACAGAGCCTCTATACGTATCGGGGAATTCCAATTATCTCAATGGGTTGGGACGTTCATCTGGACGCTGATTTTGCCCATGTATCTGGCGAACTTCATGCACAACCGCATAGGGTGATCTATACCAGTATTGACAATCTTGTTTTGGGATTGGATTCAATGAATCAATTCAATGAGACGAAGATGTGGTATAACCCGGATGCTGAGGAAAACCGTTTCCGTTCTAAATTGGTGATGGGTTGCCAGTATGTACATAATAAATTGGTAGCAGTCGCCTATTAGGCGATTGTTACTTTTATTCACCTTAATCGGAGGAACGAAAAATGGCAATAGCAGCATATACAAAAGCGTGTGCGAAGAACGTTGGAGGAAATTCAGCGGTTTATCTCACGGAGGCATCCAATGTGACGACAGTTACCGTTACCTCCGGGGAGATCAGTGCGGCGATCACAATGGCATCGGGAAAGACCTTCCATGAGGTACAGGCCGATCTGGACAGCGTGGTTCATACTCAGGAAGGAGTTGGAAACCAAAGCAACATTTCATATACCCATAGGGTTGAGATGACCTTTGCCAAGCCTTCTGTTGGGCTTAACACATTAAGGGATTCACTTGCGGATGGTTCACCTTGCGGAATTGTGGCAATCGTAACCGATGCAAATGGAACCAGTTGGTTGGTGGGATATAATGAGACTGACGGAACGAACAGGGCGTTATATCTGGCAACCGATTCCTTGAATTCAGGAGCGGAACCTGCGGAAGAGGACGGACAGGCAATTACGGTGGCACTGGAATGTCAATCCGGTTACCTTTCTCTTCCTTTTGATTCGACCATTGGTGCAACGATCACTGGCGAGTCGGCGGCGTTTATTACCTATGCGTAATGGATAGCCTGAAGGTTGTTAAGGGTTTCGCCGGGACAGAGGTTCAGATTGTGAAGAGTGGGAGGATTGTAAAGGTTGATCTGGAAAATGCCACCAAAGAACAACTGAAACTTCTTCACGAGTTGAATCATCCGGCAGTGGAAGTTGAAAAACCGAAACCCAAAACCCAAGCGAAACAGAATAAATAATCGTAAGGGGTGGCAGATTGTCACCCCTTTTTTAATTGAATGACATGGGATTATTTGATGCGAAATACATGGATTTGTCAGGTGAGGATATTGTGCCTCAATCTGAATCGGAATTGACATTCAATAGTCACGATTACATTCCCTTTGGGATGGATAATTTATTTCCACAGGCGTTGGCGCTGTTTTCGAGGGTGTCACCTAATCATAGGGGAATCCTTAATTCGAAGCACCGTTATATTGTGGGGAAGGGAATAACGAGTGAGGATGAGGCGTTTTTGGATGAGTTGAAAGCGGTCAATTTTGAAGGCGAGGGATTCAATAGTGTTGTGAGTAAGTTGATGACCGATGACTTGAGATTTGGAAATTCATGGGTTGAATTTATTACGGATAGGAATGGGAGTTTCTTATGGTATAACCATTTGGATTCCACGAAGTGCAGGATGGCGAAGAATAAAGAGGAGGTGATAATTCACCCGGATTGGCGATTGTATAAGGGAAAGACGGATAAGTTCAGGCGGTCACTTCCTATTTACCCGAGGTGGGAGAAGGATCAGGGAGAAGATGGGTTTTCAGCATTACGGACGGTGGTTCATGTGAAGGATTACGAGCCGGAATTTGTGTATTACGGATTGCCGGATTATATAGCGGCGAAGGATTCGGTGCAGATTGATTTCAAAACGAACAAGTGGAATTTGGCGAGGCTGAAAAATGCGTTCAGGATTTCAGGGATGTTGGTGGTTCCTGTAAAGGATGAAGCAGAATCAAAAAAGGTTCTGGATTACATCAATAAAAACTACATTGGTGAAGAGAATCAGGGTAAGTTGCTTACGATAACGAAATCAAGGGCATCAGAGACGGAGAAGGCCGACCAGACACAGTTGGTTGAGACGAGACAGAGTGATGCGGGGAGTTGGATGGATTTGCATAAGCAGTCAACAGGAGATATGATAGTTACGCATTCATGGTTTCGGAGTCTGGTGGGATTGGCGGATAACACGGGATTTGACACGCAGAGGATTTTGAATGAGTATGAGACGGCGAAGAATACAGTGATCAATGATTACCAAGAGAAGTGGGTTGATGTGTTTAAGAAGATGTATTTGGAAGTGCAGAACAGGGACGTGGAGATGGAATTTATTAACCAAGCACCTTTTGATACAGACAATTACAAATATGTTTGGGAATTAAGGAAGGAGAAGGGTTTGGATTATGATGAGAATGATGAGGCCCAACAGGTGATTGTTATGGATCAGGGAACAAGGAAAGGGACAGAAAATGGCTAATCTGATAAGCGAAGCGGAAGTTATTGAATTGGCATTCGAGAGAAAAGTTGAACCGGGGAAAATACCGGAGAATGTTATTGCGGCGGCACAGGTGAAGCACGTTAAACCAATTCTGGGAGAAGATTTTTACGAGGTGGTGGTGGCTGATCTGACGACATACGCCACGTTGATCACGCAGATAAAACCGATGTTGGCTTATTTCGTCAAATTCTGGGTATTACCGAGGATTCATGTGGAGACGGGATCGGTTGGGATGGCAAGGATTCAGGGACAGAACAGGCAACCAGCGACACAGAATGATTCAGAGAAGTTGAGGGAGGATGCGTTGCAGATGGCACAGATGCACGGCGAGATTCTGAGGAGATATTTGGAGTTGAATGAATCAAGTTACCCGCTATATTTCAGGGGGTCGAACCCGCAGGAACAGGTGGAGATCAGAGGCGGGATTATTATGAAAAAGGAGAAGTGGGATGATTTTTATAAGGACACGGATGATTATACGATGTACCTGAAAAATTATTGATAGTTCATTGATGTAATGAAATTACCTATACCGAAAATCTGGAAAGGGAAAACAGTCACGATTGTTGGCGGTGGCCCAAGTTTGAACGGATTTGATTTCGGAAGGTTGGAAGGGATTGTGGTTGGAACGAATCATTCACCAAAATTTCATCGGGCGGATATGTTGGTTGCGATTGACCAGAAATTTCATGAGAGGGAAGGGGAATGGCTGGATGGATTGAGTTGTTTGAAGGTCACGCAGAACCCTACGCACCGGGAGGATTTTATTAAGGTTGAGTTGGAACCGGATTATGAGAATCCGCATGAGGATCATGATTGGACGGTTTTGAGGGCAAACCTGAGTGGGTTCCTTGCGTTAGCGGTATCTCTTCATCTGGGAGCGGAAAACATATTCCTGCTTGGCTTTGACGGAGGATATACGGCAGGAAAGGAGACACCGAACTTCCATCCATACCATTATGAGGGGCCGGGAATGAATTTCTACACGCCACAGAATCAGTATTATGATTTTTATAAGGATAGGAAGATTATCAATGTTGGGATGTACTCGAGGATAGCGGCATTTAAGAGGGTGGATTTGAAATCGGATTTTTATGGATTGGTTAACGGCTGAGAGGGAGAAGTATTACCACCTATGGGAGCAGGGTGATTACACGAGCAATTCGGCGATCAATTATGCGAATGAGTTGATTGGAAAGGTCGGCGGGTATGTGCTGGAGATTGGATGCGGAAAGGGTGTGAGCATGGATATATTGAATAAACAGAGAGGGGTGAAGTGTACGGGAGTGGATATTACGCTGAATGGGTATGAGGGAGATGCCCCGGTTTTTGAGGCCCCGGTGTGGGAAATGCCATTCCCGGACAAGTGTTTCGATTATTCATTCTCAACGGATGTGATGGAACATATACCAATGGAGATGATTGAGAAAAGTTTGAAAGAGATTGACAGGGTGACCAGACATAAGACGTTTCACTTTATATCAACCAAAGTGGCGTTAACGAAGTATAAGGGTGAACAGGTTCATTTGATTGTTAAGCCAGATGATTGGTGGATGGCACAGTTTGGAAGGATGTGTGGGATTGAAGCGGAATTAAAATTTTGGTAAGATGCCAATGGTTGATCCAATATTGATTACAGGTGTGCCGAGATCGGGAACGAGTCTGGTGGCGAACATTGTGAATCAGGCCGGAGCGAGAGGCGGGGTGTTGGATGTGAATGGAACGAAGGAGAACCCAACGGGGTTTTATGAGAATCAGGAAATAATCACGAAGGTGACGAAGCGGATCCTTTTTGATCTGGGTTATGATCCGAGAGGACAGGTGAAGTTACCGGGAACGGATTGCGGGCGAGTGGATGTAAGCAATGAGGTTTTTGATATTGTGAGAGGACAGGGGATTGGAACGGGCGAGAAGTGGTTTTTTAAAGACCCGAAAACGATATTATTGTATGGGAGTTGGAACGAATCATTTCCGAAAGCGAAGTGGGTGTTGGTAAGAAGGAATACGACAGATATTGTTGGATCATGCCTGAGGACGAATTTTATGGGAGATAGGGAGACGATTGGAGAGTGGATTGAATATGCGAGGGAGTACATGAATTTAATGGATGCGTTGAGGTATGAAGGAGCGGATGCGAGAGAGTTGTGGTACGATAATATTATCGAAGGAAATTATGAGGAATTGAGAGAAGTGATTGAGTGGTTGGGATTGAAATATGATGAGAGGTATATTGATGAAATTACGATAAGATAATGAGTGAAAATTGGCAATCGAAACAGATCATAAGTTCGAAGGGTATCATTGATAACGAAGGTACACCGAGGGGCATATTGATGGGTTCAGACGATTCACAGGTGGTACAGTTATATGGATCAAATGGAAACCCATTGAAGATTGAACCTAATAATTCAATGCCCGTAACGATCCAAGATCAACCAACGCCGATTGTGATTGTGCCGTTTTCCCTTCTGGAACAGCAGACCACGACCACCGGGGCCATTGCCATTGATGATTATGTTATACCTGTTGCGAGTGCGACAGGGATTGCGGCAGGGAAAATGATTACGTTATTTGATGTGGCGAGTGTACGTTATTCATGGTTTATTGTGGTGAGTGTGGCATCGTTAAATATAACGGTTGACAGGCCAGTTGATTTTGCATTTCCAAGCGGAACGTATGTTGATGTTTCAGAAACCGACATGGTTAAGGATGGATCGGGAACCCCGCTTGTTTATGGGGTACGAAATAATGCAGGGGTGACACCGCCTCCGGGAATAGATTTATCGGTTGATATTACAAGAATGATTTTTGAATGTCAAACCACAAATCTGCCAGAGGTGAGTATGTTTGGCGATATTGCCGGAGGGTTGACCAGAGGGTTGTTTTGCAGAAAGCGGAACGGTGAATATTATAACGTGTTTAATTGCAAAACCAATGGAGAGATTGCCGGGATCATGTACGATTGGAACCAGTTGGATTCATCAAAACATGGGGTCAATGGATTTGTGGCGAGGTTGACATTTGCGGGACAATCAAAAATGGGAGCCGTTCAGAGGTTGGCGATAAATGAAGATTTGGAAATTTGGATTCAAGACGATATAACAAGCGGCGGGACAGTCTTATCATTGAAGATATTGGCAGAGGGATCAATTGTTGAACCATAAAAAACGAAAATATCATGGCAAGTATTAACAAAATTTCAGGAGACAAAGGTTGTGACCTTCAGGTTGGAGCAGGAACATATACCCCCACAGGGAGACACTTGGGTAAAAAGATTTATGCAATCGGGGTGCAGACCGAGGCCAACATCACCAACTTTAAGCATACACCGAAAGGATCGGATGGAAGGGATTTGACACAGGTGACTGTGACGGCAGATGGGTGGATCGGCGTGGCCCTTCCGGTGGTGCAGACAACGGGGTTCATTCCGTTGGGAGTGGATGCGGATGAGGTTGTGGTTGCATCTGGGAACGTAATGATGTATTTTAGGTAAAAAAATTATCATGGCAATAGCGAAATTTTATAGATGCCATTCAAGGAATGTTGCGGGGAACCAATACCTATTCCTTGCGAACGCTGAGAATATTGATACCATCACGGTGACCAGTGGGGAGGTGAGCAGCGTGAGCATGGTGGGAGCCAATAAGTTCATGCAAGTGAAGGCAGACCCCTATTCGATAAACCGGAAACAGACGGGGCAGAGATCGAATAAAAGCCACACGTATTATCAACATGATTTGGATTTCAAATGCAGTTATGCAGATGTTACGCTGAATGATTTGATTGATGATATTGACGATGCACAGCCTTGTGGATTGGTTGCCATTGTGATGGATGGAAATGGGAAGTGCTGGTTGGTGGGGTATAATGAGGATGACGAGGGGAAGAGGCCCATTTATCTGGAACAGAATGAATTCGTTAGCGGGGAGAAGCCGGATGACAATGGAGGGAATCATGCGTTCACGTTGAGCGGAGCGAATTCAGGTAAGGATTTGCCATTATCTTCTGATTTGACTTCTTATATACAGGAGCAGATTGATGATGATATGGGCGTTGGTTCGGGTGCTGAATTGGGATTTTATGGCCCTGAGTTACACGTTGCGGCAAATGCGGCGAGTGATCCAAATAGCAACGAGGCAGATGCGACTACGGGATGGACGGAGGCAGGATTGAATGGAACCGGAGCCAATGTATTTGAGTCACAGAGTGCGGTGAAGAATGTAGGGAGTTATGCGATGCACACGGATGCGAATGATACCCCGACAGTTGCGGCAAGGGCACAGTTGAATACGGCGGTTGAGAATGGGGCGACATATAGGATAAGCATTGATATTAGGCACATCGGAACCGGAGGACAATGGGTGATAGATGTGGAGGGTGTTATTGTGGCGACAATCTTAAATACGAATGTGACATTCCAGACAATTACCCATGATGTGACGATGGCTGACACCGACCTGAGAATACAGATCACCGAAGGTAGCGGATCGAACGATGGCGGGGTTTATTTTGACAATGTATCAATCAGAAAAAAATTATGATATGCCGGGACTGGGATTAATGAAAGGAATTGGGGTCAGCGTTAATGTTGGCGGGTTGGTTAGCATAATGGATTCGGGGAAAGGAAAATTTGACGTTGACACAGAAAGTTGGATTGCTTGGGGGACGAATCTGATGGTCTGGGATGCAGGGACGTTGAAGGTAACGTATGTGGACGACATTAAAGGAGCGTATGTCACACTTAATTTATTAACCGAACTTACTGAAAATTTAGTGGTTGGGGAGGATTACAAAATAAAGATAAGAGCGAAAGATAATGTCGGTGGGAACGCTACAAGATTATATGTTGGTGGATATGGTGTCAATGCATATTCTGATTGGCTGACGACCGCATATACTTGGGTTGAAATTGATTTTACAGCGGCAAACGCATCTGGTCATACAATGAGGCATGACTCAATGGCGGCGGGGAACATTGTTTGGATAGACGAATGGGCGATATATAAATGAGTTATAAGATAGCACAAATAGGAGAAGAGGCATATAAGATTGCCCATACCGAGGAGGGGTACAAGATTTCCTTTACACGGTTGAGATACGCCATTGCTTATGTTCTGAAGAAATTCAATATTTCATATACCCGGGAAAGGTACAAGATTGAAGTGTTGAGCGATGATGAAAGTGTACAAGCGATAACCGCAAAGGATGGGACGAGAATAACATCTAAGGATGGAACTGTAATAATTTGGAAATGAAAAAATACATCATATTTGGATTGCTGATTTTATCCATTGTTGCAAAGGCACAGGATGAAAAAACCATTGGTGATTTTACGACCACCGTAATTCTAAACGATGCGGATGTTTTTGTCATAGAACAGCCGGACAGCACAAGGAAAGTTTCGTTCTACACATTGAACGCAAGGTGGGAGGAGTCGGACAGTGTTGAATTAGCAATGGACACGGCGGCACAACAGAGGATTAATATCAATGAAAATGCTGTTCAGATAAGAGGGAAGGCAACCAATTCAGTTGTTGGCACGGCATCCACGACACAGGATGGATATTCAATTATTTGGGACGATGGAAATTCAGAATATACGTTAAATGATATTGGCGGAGGTGGTGATGTGGCGGATTTGAAAGAAAGGGTAAGCATTACAACCCCTATTATTGTTGAAGACCCAACGAACACCGTATTAGAGCATTTTATGGGATATAGAAATAATGGTGACAGTATTGTTTTTACGGTGACGAAAGGTAGTGCGTTGGGAACACACAATAGAGTGTTAAGGGATTATAGTCATGCTATTGGGAATGCCGCTATTGCGGATGGATATATGTCGAGTTCGATAGGTACT